CATTCATCAAGGGAGACAAAGATGACTGTAATCATGAACGCAGAGGCTTGGGAGCGGGGCCGCGACGCCGCCATCAAGGCGAACGCCAGCAAAGGTCGCAACGACCGCTGGATCGCTGCGGACGAGACCCGCCGCGAGGTCGAGGGCTTTCTCTTCGGCTGGTTCGGCACCGACGGTTTCCTCGGCGCAATGTGCGCGCAGCTTGACGAGTGGGGCCACCTCACCGAGAAGCAGGAGGCCGCTGTTCGCAAGATTATGGCCGACCGCAAGGAGCGCGAAGAAAAGCGCAACGCCGAGCGCGAGGCAGAGCGCGCTGCCGCTGCCGACTGCCCGGAGGGCCGCGTTGTCCTGACCGGCGTCATCATCTCGACCGATGAGCGCGAGAACGCTTTCGGCTGGACGTGGAAGATGCTGTTCAAGTCGGACGACGGCTTCAAGCTTTGGGGCACGATCCCGACATCCCTGTTTAACTGGGACGACGAGGACTGGCGCAACCGTGTCGGCGGCGGCGAAATGCCGGGCAAGCGCGTCACATTCACCGCAACCGTCACGCCGAGCGCTGACGACGAGAAGTTCGGGTTCTTCAAGCGCCCGACAAAAGCAGAGTGGGTGGCCTAGCGCCACCCCTCACCATCATCGAAGGGAGACAAAACGATGACTTACTGTGAAGTTCGCTTTTTCAAGAAAGACGGTTCCTGCCAGCGGCTCAAGGAGTTCGGCAGCCTGACCGACGCGATGGCCTGCTATGACCGCGCCGTCAAGCAGTCCAAGGCGCTCCACGACCTCGACTACAGCGAGGTTGCCGTAGGCCCCGAAGACATCCTGTACCATCAAATTCAGGTTGTCGCTCGCGACGAGAACATGACGTGGTGCGTCGAGCAAGCTAACTGGGTGGCATCATGACCACCTGCCCTGAGTGCGACGGGAAGGGCGTCGCGTGGTACGAGGTGAAGGTCGCCGCGCCGGGAGACTGGCGCGGTGGCTACATCGACGAGCGGGAGATGGAGTGCCGTCTGTGCGAGGGCGCGGGTCAGGTTGACGAGGACGCCGCCGCCGCTTACGATCCTTTTGACTAATCGCCTGCGGGAGCGTTATCCCGCGTTCCTCCCTGACTGGCCCGGCGGCTTGAAACCGTCGGGCCTTTTTTATTTCGTGTCTGTCTTCTGCTTCTTGTCGAAGCTACGCATCCCGGCGATGCCGAGCATGCCGAACAGAAGCGGCATCATCACGCTCATGTCAGCCTGCGGGATCACGACGCCGAACCCGGCGCAGATCGGGCTGAGCATGTAGTTGATGCCGAGGCTCAGGCCGCAGATCCACCCGATCAGCGGACGCCACGACGCCTGAAACCAGTTGCCCCTTGCGTCGGCCTTCAGCACCTCGATCTGCGCGAGTATCTGCTCCTGCGCGTGGCGCTCCGCCATCGTCGCGAGATCATGCGCCAGCTTGGCGCGCTGGTCCTTGTCCTCGATGAACTTGTCGAGGATGCCCGACACGGCGGGTATCAGTGCCTGTATCATTTCTTTGTCTCCGAGTTCAGGAATACCGCCAGACTGCCCGTCATCGCGCCTGTCACGACGCTAATCAGACTTGCCTGCTGCGTGCTGAGGTCGGGCTGCTGTAGTGCCCATTCGATGCAGCGCACATAGACGCCGGTCATAATCAGGATCATCAGCCGTGGGATGATCTTGTATTCTAGGATTAGCTTGCTCATCTCTGTTTCTCCTAGCCTGTTCGGGCGTCGTGCGGTTGTGCATGTCCCACACGATCATCACCACTCTCCGCTAATCATCATCGCCGCCATATCCTCGGCACGCTTGCCCACCTGCGCCGCCCACTTGCTGTCGAGCATCTGCGCCGCAGCCTCGCCGTAATCACCCGCCTCAATCGCCGCCTGAGCCTTCTGGAAGCCATCCCAGCGTGGCTTGCCTAGGTTGAACAGCATCGAGATCACAACCGCCTGACGCGCCTCTGAGAGGCCAGCAAACCACGGGTAGGTGTCAGCCTCTACCTTACACCTCTTGAGGTCGTTCGCCAGCAGGTAGTCGATTTCGTCATCGGACAGCCCGCCGCCCAGCTTCTCGTCGATGAGCCGCCCCACGCCGATGGTGAGATACCCGCGACTGTCCTCATAGGCGTGCGGCACCACACCCTCGTGGTGCTTTATCATCTCGATCAGTTTATCCATTCCGCGTCTCCATAATGATTTGATATGCGCGCTCCCAGCTATCGCACTCCAGATCCGGCGTCTCGAACCAGCCCTGCGGCCTGCGCTGCGAATACTGGTTCACGCAGCACGCCGCCTGAAAGTGTACCTTCCTCGCGTCGATGGCGCAGTGCGCGAGGATGTCGAACTTGTCCAGCGACGGCAGCGTCTTCTTGATCCGCCCGGACCCGTTCTGGAATTGATAGCACGGGCGGTGGTGCTTCTCGAACCGAAGCTGCGACGACTTCACCTGCACGCGCATGAACACGCCGTCGCCATTCCACGCCACAAGGTCAACGCTGTCCTGCTGCGCCGGAGACACGCGCCAACCTAACCCCAATATCGCCGCCGCTGTCAGGTACTCCCCCTGCAACCCGGTCGTGGTAGCGGATCCCGTTATTTATTCTTCTCCAGATACAGCCATATGATGAGGGCGAAGAAGCCCAACGTCACAATAGAAAAGGCCACAATCGCGGCAACTTCAAGGAATTTTCTGCGCCTCTCGGCCTGACGATATAGCGTCTCCTTGCGCTCCTTGCGGATGCGCGCCTCAGTCGCCACGAGGTCGTCCCACGCGCTCTGGCCCATCGTGTACTGGATGTAGGTGCGGAGTTGATCGCGCTGCTCGATGGCGTTGCGCTTTGCGGCCCAGATCGACGCAGCCTCAGCCTCGGCGGACTGGCCGGCGAAAAGCTGCTTGAAGATCGGCGGGTTCTTCGCGAGGCGGTCTGCCTCATCTAGGTCGGACAGCGCGCCCATCCAGCGCGAGATGTCGCCCGCCATCTGCTCGATGTCGCGCCCGACCGAGAACCCGGCCTTGATCACTCTGAAGGCAGAAGCCGCTGTGGCTGCGGCGGTAACTGGATCGACCATCAGCGCCTCGTCATCACGACGAGGATCGCTATCAACAGCCCGACCTGTATCAGGTCAATCATCGGCATCGCGATCATCAATACACCTTCCGTGTTGGCGGCACCATCTTCGGCAAGCAATATGCCGTGATCTGGCCCCTTCCCGATTGTTTCGTCAGCGTCTGGGCGTACCACACGCACTCCGTCAAATCCCGAAAGGCTAGGTCTTCACTGACCTTGCGCCGGTCCTCGCCGGTGCCGAGGAAGACATACAGAACAAAGACCGGCACCAACTCCACATCAGTCGCGGCTCATCAGCTTGTCCAGCTTCGCGTCCAGCCGGTTCAGCGCGTCCATCACGTTCTGCCTGTCGTCGCGCAATTCGTTTTTGGTGGCGTAATCTTCGCGCGTCCTGTTCAGCAGGATGTCGATGCGCTTTTGCTCACGCGCTATGCCGCCGATGAACCACGCGCCACCAGCGATGACGAGGCCGATTAGCAGGTCGATGAGGCTGGCCATTTCCATCGGGCGCGCCCCTTATGCGTAGGGGCTGTCGCCCAGAGTGGCAGCATCCCAAGCAGCCTTGAGGCTTGCGATGTCGGTAGCCGCGTCAATTGCAGCGGCGGCAGGTGCGTCACGCAGGGCAGCCTTGGCCGCTACAGACGCAGCCTTTGCGTCGGCGTCGTCAGCCTCAAGCGCCTTCATGTAGGTCACGTCCTCTGCTGCAAGCAGCGGGCCACGAACCTCGCGGATCTTGTCGCGGAAGATTTCCTTGGCCTTCGCCAAGTCTTCGCTGATTACGTTGCCCGACAGCGACCAAGCGCCTCGGAAGTCACGGTTTGCAGGAACGGTAGCGGTTGAAGCATCAATCTGATTACCGTCCTTGTCTACAATGTAGGTTGTCACAGCCATAGTTTGCTCCTATGCGGCTAGTTCATCAGATATGCGCCAAGCGTTGCGCCACTCTCTCGTCTGCGGTAATTGCCCTTTCCGGCATATTACCATCTTCGGGCGGTTGCCCTCATCCCAATTCTGCCAGACGTGCTGCGGCACATCCTTCTGAATTAGGTATTCGATTGCCTCTTCCTCGGTCATCGGGCCGACCGGCTCAGTCTCATGCAGCAGGTAGCCGCGTGTGTGCTTCTTAAAGCCGGGCTGGGCCTCGTCCTTCGCCAACTCCCAGTAAACCCACACGGGTGGCAGGATACCGCCGTTAAGCGCACACGCCATCCAGTTGGGGTCCGGCACAAGTATCTTTGCACACTCGTCGATAGCATCTTCGTACACGACACGGTAGTCTGACTGCACACCATCAAGGTTTTCTTTGGCCCAGCAGAGCCGGTCCCACAAGTGGGTGCCTTTGAAGTCCGGCGTCATGCGAGGTCTCCGTGTGCCGACAAATTCAATCTTGTGCTGTCCCGCGCTGAATTGTTTTCCGTATAGAATACTTCTATCCGGCTGGCGTTGGTGTCTCCTGCACCATTTCTTACATCAAGCGATTGACCAGCGTGGTCCACAACCACAGTCGCATTGAAGTGGCAAACGTAATTCGCAGAGCCGAAAGCACTGGAAAAATTCATGTCAAAAAATCCAGTTGAACTGTCGGTCATAGAGGACACGTTCAGGCTGTCATAAACGGTTGGGCTGGATTGGTTCCATAATACCCAAGCCTTCGCGCTGCCATTCACCACATAGTCGGTGGTCAGCGAACCGGCGGTCGAGTGGGTCAGGGTGTCTGCTACGATTGTGCCAGCCATTATGCGAGGTCTCCCATAAACGAAACGCAAGCGATGTCGAAATCAAACTCAGCCGCGTCAGTGTCCAGACCCCTCGCCCTGATTGCGGTGGTCGTTGGCAGCGTCTGGTTGTCAGCAATCACCATACCGCCAGCTTTTGATGTGGTGTAGTTACTAGCACTGCGTCCGCGTGTCATTGCTACAGCGTAGTTTGCATTATTAAAGGCGCTGGAAACGGTGAAGGTCGAATCGCCGGTTCCATTGTCTGTGACCGAACTCATCGAGAAGCTGTCATCAAGAGTCGTGTCATAAAAGCTGCCCTTTGCCCACGCCTTCACCAGCCCCTGCTGCAACTGGAACGTCGCCGCGCCGCCCTCAGAGGTGACCGTCACATTGCCAGCCGCAGTCTTGCCGGTCAGGTTGTCTGCGATGATGGTACTCATGCGAGGTCTCCCATAACTGTGCCGCACCCAAGCCTGTCGTCATCAGCACCAGCGTCGGCTGCGTGGACCTCAAACGGCACAAGGCTCGTTGTCGCCACGCCTGTTGACAGGTTAAAGGTGTGGTTCGCAGCCTGTGCGCCTTCACTCCAGATGTAGTCCAAAGCGTTCATAGCGTTAGTCAGATTGGCACGAGCCAGTCCTGTCCCGGCATCTGTTCCGCTCGACACATTCAGCGTCTGTGTTGAGATTGCGTTTGTTGCCACATTCATCAGGGTGGAGCCACCCAAGTTCATGCAGAACAAGACTTTTGCTGCCGCCTGACTTGTAAAAGTCGCCGCGCCGCCGCTGGTGTTCTGGATTGTGTCTGCCTTTAAGGTACTCATGCTATCACTAGGCTCCCATTAACGGTCAGCGTCACGCCCGTCGCCACGGTGAGCGGGCCAGCGGCGAGGCCGTTGGTATTAGCCGCGACAGTCACGTTGGTGTCAAGCTGCTCTTCGTGGACGCGGATGATGTCAGCAAGCCCGCCGCCGCTGTCGCCCAAGAACGAGCCGCCGCCGCCAGCGCCCCACGACAGGGTGCCAGATCCGTTGGTGATCAGCGTCTGCCCGTTGGTGCCGTCACCGTCCGGCAGCGTGAACGTCACAGTCGTCGTCACCGCTGCGGGTGCTTGAAGCTTGATCGACGCAGACGCGTCGTCGTCTTGCAGGTTCAGGACGTCAATGCCGGTCGTGCCAGACGCGAAGTCCTTCAGGTGCGTCATCTGCTCCCTGAGCGCGTTGTTGACAGCGCTGGGAAGCATGCCCTCGTCGATGTTTACTCCGCCAATGTCCGTGTTCGAGGCGTTGGTCGCGGAGTAGTCGGTGAGTTTATCCTTCGGCATTATGCTGTCTCCAATGCTTCGATGCGGGCCGTCAGGTCAGCGTTGCTTGTCTCAAGTGCTTCAATCTTGGCGATGGTTTCACGCAATGCTCCGGTCAAGAGAGGTACCAGCTTGCTCTGATCGATTCCCTGCATGACAGGGTTGCCATCATCATCAACTTCGTTGTGTGTGCCGGTGACAGCTTCCGGTACGACAGCTTGTGCCTCGTGAGCAAGGAAGCCGTCAACCGTGTTGCCAGCGTCAGAGATGAAATCAAACCGCTTCGGTGCCAGCGTTTTTACACGGTCGATAGCGCCGGTCATGTCCACAACATTTTGCTTCAACCGATGGTCTGACGTTGTGTTGTAACTGACCGAAGATGCGTTGATGCTGATAGAGCCTTTGAAAGAACCGGCACGGGAGAAGTTGGTCAACTCGCCAGTGTCGCTGCGGTTAAGCCCCAAAGAATAAGTGCCGTCTGCACTAAGAAACAAGCGGCCACTGTTTAGTAAAGCCGAGCCAAAAGTATTGTTGCCTTGACCGGGATTAATAGTAGAGCTTTGACCCACCAGCAGGTTGCCGCTGCTGTCGATGCGGAGGCGTTCTAAATCGGCTGTATGAAACCGCATTGAATTGTCGCTGTGCTGGTAGCGAATACGGCCCACGTTGAAATCATCTTCATCGCCTAAATTCAGCGTTGAGTGCTGGGCGTTGTCAGCCACGATGCTTAGGTTAGCTGCGCCATCAGTGTTTTTAATTAGCAAAAATTCATTGGCATCATTGTAAGTGCCTGTTTCGTTTATTGAAACCCGCCCATTGCTGTCGATGGCCACATTATTCGACGAAACAATCAGGTTGCCCGTGCCATCCGGGTCGAGGGTGATGTCGCCATTCGTGTCGGTGCTGCTGATGGTGTTGCCGTCGATGCGGATGTTGTCCACGTTGAGTTGATCGGCGCTGGGCGTCTCAAGCGCAATCGTGCCGGAACTCACATCCTTGAGGTCGGCCATCACTTCGCGAATGGCGTTGTTAATCCCCGACGCGGCGCAGCCCTCTGAAA